CTCCTCAGGGTTTTACGTTGATCCGTCATGGCCGATGATGATTACGCCTTTCAATTCGGTGGTCTCCAGTTTGCGCTGAATGGTGGCCTGCATGGAGAAGAGACCTTCGTTGTGAGTTTCGGATAGTTTGATAACGGCATAATCGGCTTGCTGGGCAGCTTTTTCGAGGTGTGGTGCAAGGTGCTTCCCACTTCCTTGAAGACGCTTGAAATCGGCTACCCAGTGTTCCTTCTTCCCTACTTTGAGAACGGCATCGGCGTTCTTGTCTTTATTGTGGAATTTCCAGTTTTCGGGATAGAATTTCGGCTTCAGGTCGGCGTCTTTGTAATGGATGTCGGGCAAAAGGCTGGCTTCGGTGATTTCGGATTTCAGGCGGAGAAGGTCGGAAAGGACTTCGAGGTTTCCGGGAAGCTCGTCGGAGCCGTGCATGACGTGTTGATGAACGGGAACCTGACGGCCGGAGATGTCGAGATGGCGGTCGAGATAGGCGTTTTCCGGAGGAAGGTAGGCTATGGCGCGGCGTATCTCGCTGCCTGGGACATCGGTGTAGTACGGATGTCCTTTTGGGAAAATTAGTCCGGTCTGGCCGGAATTGGTGCGGAAGAGTTCGGGAACGAAGGGGGTGTGATAGGTACCGTCCGGGGTTTCCTGTACTTCGTCTTCGGGGACTTGGATGGCTTCGCATCGGCAGTTCCAACCGTTGGGTGGATAGTAGGTGCGCCAGAACGGGTCGTCGATGCGCTTGGTAACACCATCGAGAGCGCGATGCTCATCGCGCACGTTCTCATCTCCGGCGGTTTGGTAGCGGAGGCACGGGAAAAGGTTCTTTTGATCTTGGAACTGTTGCCAGCGGGCGGACTGGGTGGCGGTGGCTATGCAGGTGTCGTATTCGGTCTGGAGCCATGTGCGGTTGAACTTGGTATTGATGGCGGAGACTTGATCGCGGAAATCGGGGAAGCTACGGAGGTGGCCTTCTTCGTCGCGGAGGGCGGAGGTGATGGTGCGAAGTTCCTGATAGTTCTTGGCAGCGGAGAAGCTGAAGACGTTCTGCGTGAGGCGGGTGAGCATGAGGTGATCGGGGGTGTTCCAGTCGACGGAAACGAAGTCATTGCCATAACCACTGTAGACGCCTTCGAGAAGGGTGCGGGCGGTGGCGTTGAGCAGGTCGGGGTCGTGATGGACGCCACTGCGCTGCTGGTAGATGCTGACGCAGAGACGGGATATTTCGTCAGCAAAGTCAGGGAGTTCGTTTCCTTGTGCGATAGGACGGGAAGGAATGGGATAAAGATGGGGTATAGATAGCCGAGGGACGGGGCACGCTGCCGGGTTGGAGTTCCGGGGTGCCCCTACTGAAAATTTGCGAGAAAGCCTCCGGGCTTCGCTTCGGCTCTGGGAAGCTGCTGGAAGGGTGAGGATTGCTGCACGGGGGTGGGTTCTCCATCGATGGGGATGTTGAAGGTTTTGCTGATCCACTTGGTGGGAATGGGATAACCTTTGTCGAGTAGGCGGGTGACTATCTCGAAGTAGTCTTTGAGGGAGAGCTGGACGGTGGTGTCAAAAATGAACTCGTCGGTTTCGGGGTTGATATCCCAGCCATGAACCTGCATGATGCGGAGAAGCTGGTTGTTGACGGTGAAGGTGATGATGCGACGGTCGGCGGCGGCTATCTTGCCGTCGAGGTTGCGTTCGTGGACTTCGGACTGGGAACGGGAACTGCCATTGTCGGAGATCATGGTTCCGCCAGTGATGGGTTTGCCGATTTCGGTGTTGATGCGGTCTATCTGCTTGTCGTAGACTTGGTAGGCATCGGAGCCTGCAAAGGGCTTGATGTCGATGGTGGTGCCTTCGGGCAGGACGGCCTGTGCAGCTTCGCCAAGGGCGGTGAGCATGGATTCGATTTTGTCGAGGTCGCCTTGGGAGGTTTTGTTGGTGGTGGCGGTGATGAGGGGCTGGCCGTACTTTTCGGAGAACTCCGCCCATGACTGCTGGGCGTTGCGCTTCCAGATGAGCTGGCCGCAGATGTTGGCCATGAGTCCGAGATCGGTGACTTTGCCGACATGGATGAGGGTGTTCTCGAAGCCTACGGCATAGGAGATGCCCGTGGAGGCGCTGACTTCGGGGAGGACGAGGGAAAGCGCGGGGACGACGTTGCGACGCGGAACGAGGGTGAAGGACATGGTACCCGGGTCGGTGAGTTCGAGGAGGGTGTAACCGTAGTGGGGTGCTTCGAGGGCGTCTTCCATGAAGTTGTAGAACCATTCGGACATAAAGAACTTGGTTTTCTCTTCGTTGATTTCGCCTGTGCGGCGGTCTTGGATATGGAAGGGGGCGCAAAGCGTTGCGGCTTTACGGAGTTCTATCTGGGAAATGAAGTGGCCGTCGTCCTTTAGGTTGTCGTAAAGGTCTTGGAGGGCATAAAGACGAGGGGTGTTGACGTCTCCGGCCATTTCGAGCGCCTGCCGCCACTTGCGGATTTCGGCACGGGTGCGGTCTTTGAATTCGCTGACTATTTTAGCCACAATCAGATCGGGCTGTTTTCCGCGTATTTGCGGGGTTTTATTTTTAGGTTTAGCACTCATACGGTTTATCTGTTTTAAATTCGATTTAAACGCGCTTAAACGTGGATAGCGCGGGATTAATACTTATTGTCATTAGGTTTGTGGAGGGAATAGATGCGCAGGTCTCCGCGGTAGCTGTCCGTAGGTAGTTGCGGAAGGTCAGTGGGCATTTCACCGGAGCCGACATTGGTGAGCCAATCGAGGGCATCGGCGTAGCGTTCCTTGCGATGCTCGGGGACTTGCTTGGGGGCTTTCTTGCTCCAAAGGTGATAGAGGGCGATGTCGATGGTTATCATAATGATGTAATCGTCGCGGAGGTCACCAGTGGCGGCAAAAATGGTGTCGCAGTCGTAGCGGCCTCCGATGTACTTGCGTATCTGGGAGACAGCGAAGCGTTCGGCTTTGAGTAGTGCGGTGCGCTCGTCAGAGCCGTCTAAAAGGCGGATCATTTCTTGCCGCGCCTGTACTTCGTAATCGGTTTCTTGTATAAAGTTTGCCATATCAATAGTTGTTTTTAGATTTTGAACGACGTTCGGCCCGGCTGACGGTGCGGGGCTGGAACTTATCAACGAATGTGATTTTATTGAGGCGGGCTTGTGCGCCGTGCCAAGCGTCGGGGCCGTCGTCATTGGCCTGTGAACCACGCTCGAAGGCGAGGAACTGGTCGACAAGGGTGATAAAGTCGGGATTTTGCTGCATGAGGATGTTGAAGATGACGTTGTGGCGCTCGAAAAATCCGGCGGTGGACTCGACACGGTCGTACTTGTCGGCCTTGCCACGCTTGTCGGCGGTGACGGGGATGTGGTAGCCGCGTTCGTCACCTTCGGTGTCGAAGTCGTTGACGAACTCGTCCATAGCGAAAAGACCTTCGATGACATAGGAGATGTTGAAGCGTTCCAACTTCAAGTCCTCGTAAAGATCGTAGAGCCAGGCGGCGCACTTGGCACGGGAACCACGACGGAGGTAGACGTGGATGATGTGGTACTGACGCCCTATTTTGCCAACGAGGAGCATGGCTTTGTAGTCTCCGGCGGCTTTATAGGAAAGGTCGCCGTAGAAGCAGAGGCCATCGTACTCTTTGAGAGGAAGCATTTGTCCCCATACGATATCTTCGTGACGGAAGACGGCACCGTCCTGAATGTGAACGTGCATGAACTCGCGCATGAAGGAACGGTACGGGATGTCGTTGAACTTCTTACGCCAGTAGGCGGCATCGGCTTTTTCAGGCCATTCGGGGGTAAAATCGTTGAGGTTCTTGACGGCACAGACTTTGAGGAGATAGTAGTTTGTAGTGTCGCCGTCCTGAAGGGCTTGCTGCTGTTTTTGCAGGAAAAGCTGGTGCAGGCGGTTGGTGATGCTGTTTTTGTGGAAGTTGTTGTTGGCATAGATGAAGCGGTCGGTTGCATCGGGGTCGGTGTCGAAGGTTCCCCAGACGTCTTCGGTGATGAATTCGATGGCTTCGCGCATGAGGCGGTCGTTGTTGACGTGGCGTTTGTTGTCGACGTCATCGATGACGATGTAGTCCGGACGGTTCTCGTCTTCGCGGGCACCACGGGGGGACTGCATGAAACCGAGGGCGGTGAACTTGACACCGTCGACGGTGGTGAAATCGCCATCAGCCCAGTCGCCGTACTGGAAACGCTGGCCGTAATCGTTAAGGATGCGTTGATTGTGTTGCAGTTGCGCCTGAAGGGAGGAAAGGAGCTTGCGGGCTTTGGGTTCGGTTTCGCCGATAAGAAGCATGTAGTGGAGATCGCCCTTGACCAAGTAGAGGAAAAGGGGGATGCC